CCTAGTTTAACGTCATTTCGGACCAGTTCTCTGCAAGCAGATCAGGGCAGGATTGTCCTGCTATGCACCGGCTACCCCTGTTTCTTATTCGAAACAGACCGTGCATACTGGAACGGCGAACCGCAACTTAGTACTACATACTTGACACCGACCCTTTCAGCCACCAACACTCCAACTCACTGCGTATTGTACCGGAAGAAAAACCGGGAGCCCGCAGATAGTCATCGGAGGTAAGAAGAGGTGGCACCCGACGGAGGAAACTCTCAGGTTGCAGCCTAGAGAATCCACACAAAGGCATCCTTCTGTAGTAAGAAAAGTCACACCAACACCGAACTCAGTGCCGTAGTTTAACGTCATTGCGGACCGGCCTAGTTTAACGTCATTTCGGACCAAGTCAGTTTCCAACTAGTACTCAAAACGTAGGAGGTTTAGTCACGGAGGCAGTGTACTCAGGGGACCAGGCGTGAATCTGTCGCTCGAGCGCCAGTTGCTCGGATTCACTTAAGCCAAATGCTAAGCCAAAAGAGACCCTCGTAGTAGGATGCACAGGACGGAATTTAGAACTTAATCCCGTACCCCACCAGGTTCCACTGTGATCAAACGCGTTGTGTTCCTTGATGGCTCCATACTCTTTGTAGAAGGTCATTCTCTGGTAAAACTCTTGTAAAATTGGCATACCTGCAGCCATGCTCATACCACTTTCGGAAATTGCTGTCATCCACTGCTTGAACCTTTTCTCGGTAGGGATGTCTAAAAGGGTGACAAGATCCTTAGACAGCACAACATCCCAATTCCGGGTCATCATGTGACCCTCAGGTGTCCAAACAGGGCGCATCTGACAAAATTCAACCTGCTCTAGTATTCCCACTGGCTCTTCCACTTTCATGGTGAACCCAAAGTCCAAATAATGTTGAGGAATGGACTCCATAACCTTTTCAACGTCTTCCCGCTCTATGAAGAGTACCAAGTCGTCACCGTTGTTGATAAGGTCGTAGGATTTCAACTGCAGTTTTCGCACGAGACTAACTGTCATGGAGCACATGAGAATACAATTCCCGAGTGCTGTATTCATATCTCCACTCATGCGACACCCCTGGACTTTATAGAAAAATCCTCCATCTTTCGCCAACGCTATTCCTTTGTTGTTTTTCTGCATTTGCAATAAAACTGACAACCACGGACGCATCTTAGGCTCACAAAGGGTCATGTAAATCCCATGCTCGTATGCCAAAGCGTCCAAGGAACAGTGCTGGTCAAATCTGGAGGCATCCAATCCAATTGCTACGGGGTCTGTGAACTTCGCCCACTTAGATGCTATAAGGTCGCCCAACTCAAGAGCATTAATTCCCTTGGCGACTATGGTACTCTTTCCGATAGCTTTAGCCATTCCTTCATATATCACATGTTCGAAAGGCTTGAGTAACACTCCGAGCTCTACGTTGTATTCTGGTCTTCGCGGTTGGATTACACGGGGAGCGGGATCTCCTTTGACAGTTACATCGATTTTCTCCGCCTTGATAAAGGTCGTCAATCTGCCAAATTTATCGTCCCAACCATTTTCTTCCAAATTTGCTACTGCGTTCTCGTAGATCGTACGCCGGCGTTTGTCACGGTAAAGTAAGGGAAAGGCTGCTTTATCGATTGCTCGCATGCTGCCGCTGCCTCCACATTCACGAATGACACGTTTGGCGAATCCACCACAAGTTTGGAAAATGTCTGGTACGGGCTGAGGTGGTTTCACAAGCGTACTATCTCGTTCAACACGAAACACTCTCTCAGCCAACCCTCTCCCTAGGTTTTGTGTGTTATTATTGTGGATCAGGAACTTGCGTTGCTGTACAGGACCTAAAACCTGGTACAACTGCCTGACCATCCGACCTTTAGGCTCTGCCTGGAACTCATCTTGCAACTCAGGGATAGGTCGATCACGAAAATTTACTCTTGTCGTGAATCCCTGAATGCGTTCCAAGCCCCTTCAAGCTCGCCGAGACGGCCGCAGTCCTCTCTCGGACCACGACCACCACCAACACTTCTGCAGATCCTCGTATTCCATTTCTGTCTTTGTTCGCATGAAGATCAACGCTTCTACGATCGGCATACTCTGCTGGATGTGTGATGCTCTCAACCCGTGTTCAGCCATAATGGCCGCGGCTTTTCTACGGGCAATGTCTCGGTCGACCCTGCTCTCCCCTAAATTTGGATACGCATTTCTCACAGATTGAGCGACAAGTGTAGCATACGCTTTCTTGCGCCCACGTTTGATAACGTTCTTTCGCATCCCCTTCGGTTCTAGTACTGACGAGCCTTCTTCGCAGATCTTGGCCACTGTGGGGACCAATTCGATGCAGTCTGCGAGGTCAACATCTGAGTTGTCGACGAGATAGGCCAGCCCTTCGAGTTTCATAAAGGCAGGGCCCCTCCAGTACCGGGTGTACAAGTATCCAACGACATGACAGAACACGTTGAAAACAATAGCTAGGACCTTCCAGGCAACGGCTGCAACCGTTACCACCACCAACAAAACGATGATACTTCCCAACATACTTGCACAAGAGAGAGTCTAAACTTCGC